ATGGCAGACGGGGACGAGCGCATCGTTGCGGGCGTGCCGGGCACAATATTGTCCGGCAGGCGCTGGACCAAGGCGCGTGAGGCGATCTTCTTTGAGGAGCTCGCCGCTACCGCCAACGTAGCTCACGCCGCCCGGACGGCGGGCATGGGCAAGTGCGGAGCCTATCAGCGCAAGCAGCGTGACCCGCAATTCGCGGCGGCATGGCGTCAGGCGCTCGATGTCGGATTCGCCGAGCTCGAAATGCAGCTATTGCGGCACTCGCTGGAGGGCAGCGCGCGCACCGAGACCGTCATCGACGGCGCGAGCGGCGCGGTGAAGCAGGTGAAGACGGTACACAGCTTTCCGCATGCCATCGCCTTCCGGGTGCTGCTGGCCCATCGCGACGAGGTGGAGCGGTTCCGGCAGTTCGAGGCCGCCCGCACCGGCAACGACGACGACACGGCGACCCTGGTTCGCGTGGAGATGGCGAAGATACGGGCGCGGCTGAGCGCCAACCGGAGAGAGGCCCACCGGAGAGAGGATGGTGATGGAGGAAGCATCTGATGTCTCGCTGTCCGACTTCGACCTGATCGCAACCATTTCAGAGGATGAGAGAGAGACTCTCTTTGGTCTCCTCGGCGAGCCCGGCCTCGAGCATCTCCGTACCCGCTGGGAGCATCGGGCCCGGCCCGGCCAATTGCCACCGCCGGGTGACTGGGGGACGTGGCTCGTTCTGGCGGGGCGCGGTTTCGGCAAGACGCGGCTCGGCGCCGAGTGGGTCCGGTCCATTGCCGAACGGGACGGCTCGGCCCGGATCGCACTGATCGGCGCGAGCCTGCATGATGCCCGCTCGGTGATGGTCGAGGGGGAGAGCGGGGTGCTGGCGGTGGCGCCCTATTGGCTGCGGCCGGTGTGGCAACCCTCGCTGCGGCAGCTGCACTGGCCCAACGGCGCGAGTGCGACCCTGTTCGGCGCGGCCGATCCGGAAACGCTGCGCGGACCGCAGCATAGTCATGTGTGGGCGGACGAAATCGCGAAATGGCATCGTGGGACACTGGCGTGGGACAATGCGATGATGGGGCTGCGCGTCGGATCGCGGCCGCGGGCCCTGGCGACGACGACGCCCCGGCCGGTCGCCCTGCTGTGCCGCCTGCTCGAACAGCGGGGGACGGTGGTCACGCGGGGACGGACGATGGATAATAGCGGCGCATTGCCGCCCGCATTCCTGGAGGCGATGATGCGCGACTATGGCGGGACGCGGCTCGGCCGGCAGGAGCTGGACGGCGAATTGCTGATGGACCCGGATGGCGCGCTGTGGACACGCGATCTGCTGGAGCGTTGTCGGATCCGATCGATCGGCCTGGCAGCGCAGACGGACCAGCCGCTGCTCAGCCGCGTGGTGATCGGGGTCGACCCGCCCGCCGGGAGCAACGGCGATGCCTGTGGGATCATTGTCGCCGGGATCGGCGCGGACGGCCGCGCCTATGTCATCGACGATGCGAGTGTCGAGCGGCCTACGCCAGAGCAATGGGCGCGGGCGGTTGCTCATGCGCGTCATCGCTGGGGCGCTGACCGGATCGTGGCGGAGGCCAATAATGGCGGCGACATGGTGGCGTCGGTGCTACGTGCGGCGCAGATCGATCTGCCGGTCAGGCTGGTGCATGCCAGCCGGGGCAAGTCCGCCCGCGCCGAGCCTGTCTCCGCCCTCTATGAGGCCGGGCGGGTGGCGCATGTGGGGCTGTTCCAGCGGCTGGAGGACGAGATGTGCGGCATGTTGATCGGCGGGCATTATGCCGGGCCGGGACGATCGCCCGATCGCGCCGATGCGCTGGTCTGGGCATTGACGGAATTGATGCTGAAGTCCGCGGGGTTCCCGAAGCTGCGGACGACTTGAATAGCACACTCTTCTTCCGTTCGGTTCGAGCCTTGTCCTGAGCGCCCGCCCCGCGGGCAGTCGAAGGGCTCGACACGAACGGTTGGAACCAGCATCCATATCAGGAGAATGACATGAAATGGTTCGGTCGAAAGGCTGCGACGCCAGCGTCGCGGCCGGCGCTTTCGCGCGCCTGGATGAATGGCACGATCGCCGCCTTGGGCGAATGGCCGCAAAGCTATGATGCGCAGCTGCGCGCGGCGATCATCGCCAATCCGGTGGCGCAGCGCGCGGTCAGGCTGGTGAGCGAGGGGGTGGGCAGCGCCGCGCTTGCCGGCACCGCGACGGACCCGGAAGACGTTGCGGCGGCGCTGGCGCTGGTGACGGCGCGATCGGCCGGGCAGGGGCTGCTGGAGGCGCTCGCGGCGCATGTCCTGCTGCATGGCAATGGCTATGCGCAGATCGCCTGCGATGCCGCCGGCGAGCCCGCGCGCCTGTTCCCGCTGCGGCCGGAACGGGTCAGCGTGGAGCCGGACGCCAATGGCTGGCCGACCGCCTACAGCTATCGCGTGTCCGAGCGCGTGACGCGCTATCCGGGCGAGGACGCGGCGGGGCGCACCGAGATCATCCATGTGCGGACGTTCAATCCGCTCGACGATCATTATGGCCTTGGCTGCCTTAATGCCGCCGCCGGCGCGGTGGCGATCCACAATGCGGCGACCTGCTGGAACAAGGCGCTCTTGGACAATGCGGCCCGGCCATCGGGCGCGTTGGTCTATGACGGGCCGGACGGGGCGAACCTGTCGCCCGAACAGTTCGACCGGCTGCGCGAGGAACTGGAGGCTGCCTTCCAGGGGGCGGCCAATGCGGGACGGCCGATGCTGCTGGAGGGCGGCCTCAGCTGGCAGGCGCTCAGCCTCTCGCCGCACGACATGGATTTCGTGGCGCTGAAAGCAGCCGCAGCGCGGGACATCGCGCTGGCATTCGGGGTGCCGCCGATGCTGCTCGGGCTGCCGGGCGACAATAGCTATGCCAATTTCCGGGAGGCGAACAAGGCGCTGTGGCGGCAGACGATCCTGCCGCTGGCCGACAAGCTGCTCGGCGCGCTGTCGCAGGGGCTTGGGCCGTGGATGCCCGGCCTGCGGCTGTCGGTCGACCTCAATCAACTCCACGCACTGATCGACGATCGCGGCGCGCTCTGGGACAGGGTGGCCGCCGCCGACTTCCTCTCGCCGGAGGAGAAACGATCGATGCTAGGGATCGGGACAGGAGCAATCTGACCATGCAGGACAATGACATGCTGGCAAGCCTGGTTGCGCAGGCGGAAGGCGGGGGCGGCGACCTGCTGGTGATCCGGGCGATCATCGAGGAGGCGAGCATGATCGGCGCGCAGCGGGCGCTGGCGCGCCTCGGCCTGTCCGACAGGAGCGCGGAGGACGACATGCGCGAGCTGCGCGAATTGCTGCGCGGCTGGCGCGATGCCAAGAAGGCGGCGCGCACGGCGGTGATCGGCTGGCTGGTCCGGGTGCTGGTGATGCTGCTGCTGCTCGGCCTCGCCGCGCGCGGGGACCTGCTGTCGATGCTCAGGTCATGAGCGGGGCTGTGCGATTTGCCGGCTATGCCGCCATTTTCGACCGCGAGGACCGGGGCGGGGACGTGATCCTGCCAGGCGCGTTCGCGGACAGCCTCGCCCGGCTCGGTGGTGCGCCTTTGCCGCTGCTCTGGCAGCATGATGACGGGCAGCCGATCGGGGTTGTCGAGAGCATCAGCGAGGACGGGCGCGGCTTGCGGGTAATTGGCCGGCTGATGCCGCGCCCCGGCGTGGCGGCGCGCGCGGCGGAGGCGGTGCGCCAGGGCCGGATCGACGGGCTGTCCTTCGGCTACCGCGTCGTCGATGCCGCGCAGGGGCCGCCGCGGCGGCTGGAACGGCTTGATATCGTCGAGGTGAGTTTGGTCGCGCATCCGATGCAGCCATTGGCGCGGGTGCATGCGGTGGAGGGGGAAGGCCCCCTCTCCAACTTCGCCTAGCCAGCGGGCCGGCAAGGCTTCCTATCCTTCCCGGCGAGGGGGGAGGAATTTGGCGGGCGGCACCTCATTGGGGCCGCCCTTTTCTTTTCTACCAAGCAGGAGACGTGAACATGGTTGAAGTGAAGGCGGATGCGCTGGAGGAGAGCTTTGACGCGATCCTGCAGGCACAGCGGATTGCGGGCCTCGAGGCGCGCATCAACGGCATCGACGAGGCCATGAAGGCGCGGATCGCGCGGCCGCCGCTCGATGGGGTCAAGGGGGAGGCGGGCGATCCCCAGCGGGTGGCGTTCGTCGATCGCTACCTGCGCCAGGGGCTGATGGCGGGGGTCGAGCTCAAGAGCTTTTCCGGGACGACCGGGGGCTCGGGCGGCTATGCCGTGCCGCGCGAGATCGATGCGCTGATCGACGATACGCTGAAGACGGTCTCGCCGATCCGCCAGATCGCCAATGTCGTGAAGGTCGGCACGGCCGGCTATCGCAAGCTGGTGGCGACGGGCGGTGTCGCCTCGGGCTGGGCGAGCGAGACCGGCGCGCGGGCGGAGACCACGACGCCGGTGTTCAACGAGATCGCGCCAAGCTTTGGCGAGCTGTTCGCCAACCCGGCGGCGAGCCAGGCGATGCTCGACGACGCGCAGTTCGATGTCGAGAGCTGGCTGGCCTATGAGATCGCGATGGAGTTCGCCAAGGCGGAGGGCTCGGCCTTCGTGTCCGGCAGCGGCACCAACCGGCCCAAGGGGTTCCTGACCAGTACGGTGACGAATGAGGCGGACAGCGTGCGGGCGTTTGGCACGTTGCAATATGTCGCCTCCGGCGCGGCGGGCGGCTTTGCCTCGACCAACCCGCAGGACAAGCTCATCGACCTGATCCAGGCATTGAAGGCGCCCTATCGCCAGGGCGCGAGCTTCGTCATGAACTCGGCGACGCTGGCCCGCATCCGCAAGTTCAAGACATCGGACGGGGCGTTCCTGTGGCAGCCGTCGATGATCATCGGCCAGCCCGCCACCTTGCTGGGCTATCCGGTGGTCGAGGCGGAGGACATGCCCGATGTCGCGACCGACAGCCTGTCGATCGCGTTCGGCAATTTCGCGCTCGGCTATGTCATCGCGGAACGCAACGAGACGAGCATCCTGCGCGATCCGTTCACCAACAAGCCGTTCGTGAACTTCTACGCGGTCAAGCGCATCGGCGGCGCGGTGTCGAACAGCGAGGCGATCAAACTGATGAAGTTCAACGTGTCCTGATGCGGACCTAGCCAGTGCCCCTCCCGCGTGTCTCCAGCCGACGCACGCGGGAGGGGAGATACAATCCCCATGCCCAAGGATACCCCGCATGACCGTGACGATGGAAAGCGCCGTGGCGCCGGCCGTGCCGCTCGGCGACTTGAAGGATTATCTCAGGATATCGCTGGCCGATGATGACGGCCTGCTGGGCGATTTCCTGGTCGCCGCGGCCGACATGGCGGAACGCTTTACCGGCCAGATCCTCGTCGATCGCGGGGTCGATGAGGTGATGCCGATCACCCGCGAATGGCAAAGGCTGAGCGTCCGCCCGGTGCGGTCCGTGATCGCCCTGTTCGGCGTGCCTGCCGAGGGCTCGGAATTCGCGCTGCCGGTGGACAGCTATGCGATCGACATCGACCGCAATGGCGACGGCTGGATCCGCGTAAGCCAGCCCGGCGCGGCGGGGCGCGTGCACGTCAGCTACCGGGCTGGTATCGCCACCGACAGCGCGGGCGTGCCCGACGCCATACGCCACGGCATCATCCGGCTGGCGGGCGAATATTATGCGCGGCGTGAGGGGCTGGAGGCACAGCCGCCTGCCGCCGTCGCCGCCCTCTGGCGTCCCTGGCGCCGGATGCGCCTGTCATGAGCGGGGTGGTCGATCGTGCCCGCGCGGCGGCCGAGGCGCGGGCTGACGGTCTGCGGGGTCAGGTGCAACGGCGCCTGGGCGAGGCGCTGCCCGGCGTTTCAGTCGAGGCCCAGGGCGATGAAATCCTATTGACGGGCAAGCAGCTGGTGCGGCGCTGGATTGCCAGCGGCGCGCTGCGCAATCTGCGGGAGTTGCTGCGATGAAGGCGGTGATCCTGCTGCGCGACATCGTCATCGGCGCGCTTCGTGCCGATGCCGGGCTGATGGCGCTCATCAACACGGTCGAGGACGGCGCGACGCCGAAATTCTCGGCGCCATCGCTCATTGTGGGCGAGATGTTCGCGACCGAATGGGGGGCGCGGGCCGTCGATGGGCTGAGCATCCGCGTGCCGCTCACGCTGGTCGACCGGGCGGATCGGCCCGGCCGGCTGGCGGACGCCGCCGAGCGGATCGAGGCGGTGATGAACGGCCTGCCCGCGACCGCCGGACCATGGCGCATCGGCGTCGTCCGCTTCGACCGCTCGCGCACGGTGCGCGGGAGCGACGGGCAATGGTCGATGCTGATCGACTATCTGGCGCGGCTGTCGCGGGTGTCGTGAGCCCTTTTAACCGCATTCCTCTCCGCCGTTCGCCCTGAGCGAAGTCGAAGGGACACACCGAACGCAGTGAGGTGTCTTCGCCTCCGCTCAGACCAAGGCTTCGACTTCGCTCAGCCCGAACGGGGGGCGGAAATACGGCGCGTAACTTAGCGTCAAACCATCGAAAGGAAGACCTCATGACGGTAGAAAAGGGCAGCGCCTTTCTGCTCAAGATCGGCGACGGCGGTTCGCCCGTTTCCTACGCCACGGTGGCCGGCCTGCGCACGACGCAGCTGTCGGTGAACGGCGAGGCGGTGAACATCACCAGCAAGGACAGCGGAGGCTGGCGCGAGCTGCTGCCCGGCGCGGGGGTGCGGTCGGTCAGCGTCTCGGGGGCGGGGGTCTTTACCGGTTCGACCGCCGAAGTGCGGTTGCGCAATCACGCCCTGGCGGGTGCAATCGACGATTATGAGCTGAGCTTCGAGAGCGGCGAGCGGATGCGCGGGCGCTTTCTGGTCACGCGGCTGGATTATGCCGGGGACTATAATGGCGAGCGTAATTATACGCTGAGCCTCGAAAGCTCCGGCCCGGTCGTGGCATTATGACCGGGGCGGCCAATCCCCTGCGCGGCGAGGCCGAATTCAGCATCGGCGGGCGGGCGCATGTCCTGCGTCCGACCTTTGCCGCGCTGGTGGCGGCGGAGGGGGAGCTTGGGCCTCTGCTCGCGCTCGTCGACCGCGCGACGGAGGGGCGGATCGCCCTGTCCGAGATCGCGGCTCTGTTCTGGCACTGTCTCGCCGAACGCGATGGCCTTGATCGTGATGCGGTGGGCGAGGCCGTTCTGTCGGCGGGGCTTGCCAGCGCGATGCCTTCGCTGCGCATCATCCTGCACCAGATCCTTGCGGGGACTGCGTGACCTTTGGCGATGCCGCCGCGCGTTGGGCTGGGCTGGCCGCGTTGAATCTCGCCTGGCGGCCGCCCGAATTCTGGTCCGCCACGCCAGCGGAACTGCTGTCGATAGTTGGCCTCTGGCTGGAACAGGCCGGCGGTGCCGCACCGGCTATGGATCCGGCTGAGCTCGCCCGCCTCAAGGAGATTTTTCCCGATGAGTGAGGAAATCGAAACGCTGATCGTCGGCGTTCGCGCCGATGTGAGCGGCTTTTCACGCGATGTCGCCGATATGCGCGGTGCCCTTGAGGGGCCGCTGGTGAGCGGGGCCGACAAGGCGGGCAGGGCGATCGAGAATGGCCTGCTGCGCGCCGTCCGAACAGGGAAATTCGGATTCGAGGATCTGCGCCGGACGGTCCTTGCCGTCATGTCCGAGATTGCGGTGGCGGCCGTGCGTTCGGGCATTGGCGCGATCGGCGGGGGATCGGGAGGTGGAGGATTTGGCGGCGGAGGATCGGGCGGCGGGGTGCTGTCGCTGGGCACCAGCCTGCTCGGCGCGGTGCTGGGGCTGCCCGGCCGGGCGACCGGCGGGCCGGTGTCGCCGGGCCGGGCGTTCATGGTCGGGGAGCGCGGTCCGGAACTGTTCGTGCCGACCAGCAGCGGCAGTATCGCGCCCGCATCGAGCGGGTCGGGGCGCGACGTTCGCATCGCCATCCAGATTAACGCGCCGGGGGGTGAAAACAGCCGCCTCCTCGCCCGCAGCGCCCGGCAGGTGGCGCGTGCGGTGCGGTCCGCGCTGGCGGATGGCTAAAGAGGAAGCACCTAGATTGACCCGCTCGACACGAACGGATGGGTCAGATCATCAGAACTTAAGGAATAATCATGCCCCATTGGCTCGCCCGCACCCGCGCCGCACAGGAAAGCACATCCTTCAAGCGCTTTGCTGCGTCCCATTGGACGGTCAATTTTCCCCGGCCGATGATGGCGTCGGTCGTCACCACGGGCGCGAATGCGCTGCGCGTGGATGCCGTGTTCTACGGCAGCGGGGATCTGGCCGGGCTCATCTGGGAGTCGGAGGATCGGTGGGACCATCCGCTGCTCGCCTATACGACGGCCCGCGACTATGCCAATTGCCGGCTCCGTTTTCGCTGGCGAAGCGGGGGTATCAAGCCGCTCGACGCCATCAATGGACCGACGCTCACGATCGAGGGACGCGACGCGACGGGTATCGCGCGGTCGTGGTATGTGCGGCTTTGGAACTATGCGGTGGGCTCGCCCGAGGACGCGATTGTAGACCTTGATTTCAATGCCTTGGACGGCGGCTTTCTCCTGCCGGAAGAAGCGAATCCGGTCTGGCCCCATGATATCGACCGGCTGTTCTTCTCGATCATTCCGACCGGCTACGACACGCTCGGCACACCCTTTCCGGCGGGTGTCGAGGCCTGGGCGGAGCTGAGCGACATCGCCTGCGATGGCTCGGGATCGATGCTCGAGATTGGCGACGTCATGGTGCCCGAGCACGGCCTGTCGATCGCGACCGGCTATGACGATGCCTATAATCTGACGCCCGAGCGCGTGCTGTGGCAGGCGCTGGCACTCGGCTATCGCGGCGCCATCAACCATTATGTCGGCATGAGCCATTATTTCCGGCTCGAGCCGGCCTCCGGGGCTCATTATGTGAGCCTGGCGGGCGGGGTGCTCAATGCGCCCTGTGCGGCATGGCATGCGGACTATGCGGCGCGCGGCAGGGCGCTGGGCCTCGGGTTCATCCTCTCGCTGTCCTACGAAATGTTCGACGCCCATTGCTGGAACGACTGGAAGCAGCGCGCGGCCAATGGCGATCCGGCCCTGACCGGCTGGGTGCCGCCGTCCACATTGCTCTCGCCGGCCCATGGAGGGGCGATGGCCTATCTGCGCGCGGTCGCGGGCGCATTCGTGGCGATCGCGCAGGGGGCGGGGCAGGCGGTGCGCTTTCAGGTGGGGGAGCCGTGGTGGTGGATCATGGCGGACGGGCGGCCCTGCCTGTATGACGATGCCGCCCGCGCCGCGCTGGGCGGTTCGCCGCCGGTGATTGCGACGGTGCGCGGCAGCCTGACCAGCGGCGAGATCGCGCTCCTTGATGCGGCGGGGGCGTTACTGGCAGCTTCGACGGCGGCCCTGGCGGGCGCGGTGCGCGCCATCGCATCGGACGCGGAAATATTGCTGCTCGTTTATCTGCCGGGCGTGCTCGATCCTGCCGCGCCGGAGATAAGGCGGGCGAATGCGCCGATGGGCTGGGCAGCGCCTGCTTTCGACCGCTTGCAGGTCGAGGATTATGACTGGGTGACGCAAGGGCGCACCGCCCTCTCCGATGCCGGGCGGGACGCGATCACCCAGCGGTTCGGCTATCCTCGCGAGACGCAGCATTATTTCTCCGGCTTCGTGCTGACCGGCGGCGACAGCCCGCTGGTCGCGCAAAGCTGGGATCGCATTGCGCAGGCGGCCGGTCGATCCCGGACCGGCGGCGATGCGGCGACCTACATCTGGGCGCTGCCGCAGGTCGCGCGCGATGGTTTCACCTGGTTCGACCTTCCCGGAGACACAGACGTGCAACATTTCGATGACGTGCCTTTCCCCCTCGATATCGGGCGCAAGGCCAGCGTATCCCCGAGTTTCTCGACCCAGACCGTTGAAACCCACTCCGGCCATGAGCAGCGCAGCAGCGACTGGGCCGACGCGCGCATGCGCTTCGATGCCGGGCCGGGCATAAGGTCGGAAGCCGACCTCGCCGTGCTGATCGCGTTTTTCCGGGCGCGGCGCGGGGCCGCGCGAGGTTTTCGGTTCACCGACCCCTATGATCATAGTTCAGCGGCATGGGGCGCGGCGATCAGCCCGCTCGACCAGCATATCGGCCAGGGGGACGGCGCGGCGAGCGCGTTCCAGCTCATCAAATATTATGGCGAGGGCAGTGACCCGCAGGTCCGCCGGATCACCCGGCCGGGAACGGGCTCGGTGCGGGTCGCCGTCGGCGGCGTCGAACAGGTCTCCGGCTGGCAGGTGGGTGAACTGGGGCAGGTCATCTTCGATACGCCGCCGGCGGACGGCGCGATCCTATCTGCTGGCTTCGCCTTCGACGTGCCGGTTCGTTTCGAGCAGGACAGCCTTGATGTCGGCGGGGAGACCTATGCGGCAGGCGATGTGGCGTCGGTGCCATTGGTGGAGGTCCGCGAATGAGTGTCGCAGATATCCTCGCCAAGCCGCTCTGTACGCTCGCTTTTTGCTGGCGTCTTGATCGCAGGGATGGCGTCACGCTCGGCCTGACCAGCCATGACCAGACATTGCGGATCGGTAATCTCGCCTATGCTGCGACGCCGGGCATGGCGCCGTCCGCCATCCGCCAGACCGGTACGCTCGACGCCAGCATCATGGATGTGGAGGGCGCCCTGTCCAGCGCTTCGATATCGGCGCAGGACCTTGCCGAGGGGCGGTGGGATGGTGCGGCGGTGGTACTGTATCTCACCGAATGGGCGGAGCCGGGCACCCTCTGGTTCGAGCTGGCGCGGGGCACCCTGGGCCCTGTCCGGCAAAAGAACGGGGCATTCGTCGCCACCCTCAATGGCAGCAAGGCCGTCTTCAATGGGGCGATCGTGCCGACAACCTCCCCGACTTGCCGGGCCGCACTGGGCGACGCGCAATGCCGGGTGGATATGGCGCCACGGCGGCAAATCTTGCGCGTGGACTCCGTGGACGGCGATCAGGTTCTGATCGCGGGCCTTGACGGCGCGCCCTTTGTCGACGGGCGTCTGCGCTGGCTCGGCGGACCCCGTAGCGGTCTGTGGGAAGGCATTGTCGGCGCCGAGCCGGGACTGTTGCTGCTCGAGGAGCCACCGGGCGGATCGATCCCGCCGGGGACGTTGGCGCTGCTTCAGCAGGGATGTGACAAACGCATTGCGACCTGTTCAAGTCGTTTCGGTAATGCGGGTAATTTCAGGGGGGAACCCTATCTTCCCGGCACCGATCTGCTCACCCGGTATCCGGGGGCGTGATGCATATCGGCGATAGCATCATGGCCGCCGCACTCGATCTCGTGGGAACGGCATTTCGATTGCATGGGCGCAGCCGCGCCACGGGCGTGGACTGTGTCGGCCTGGCGCTCTTGAGTGTGCGGGCAGCGGGCCTGCGCGTCGACGAGCCGCCCCCGTACAGGCTGCGCGCCGGCCCGGCGCCGCGTGTCGGCGACTGGATGGGGAAGGCGGGGTTCGCGTCCGCCCAGCATTGCTGCCCGGGCGATATCGTCGTCGTCCGGATCAACGCGCTGCAACCGCATCTTGTCATCGATGCCATCGACCGCGTCATCCACGCCCATGCGGGGTTGGCGCGCGTGGTGGTGATGCCGATGCCCGCTGAATGGACTGAATTGTCACGCTGGCATTTCGCTGGCGGCTGTGAACAGAAGGGAGGGAATGCCTGATGGCCACGCTCATCCTGACAACCGTGGGAACTATCGTCGGCGGGCCGATCGGCGGGGCAATTGGCGCAATGGTTGGCCAAGCCATCGACGCGGAGATTTTCAAGCCCGCAGGCCGGCAGGGCCCGCGCATCGCCGACCTGCGCGTCCAGACGTCGAGCTATGGCTCCCAGGTTCCGAAGATTTTCGGGCGCATGCGGGTGGCGGGGACTGTCATCTGGGCAACAGACCTGATCGAGAGCAGTTCGACATCGGGCGGTGGCAAGGGGAAACCGAGCGTTTCGACGTTCAGCTATTCCGCCAGCTTTGCCGTTGCCTTGTCATCGCGGCGCATCGGCCGGATCGGGCGCATCTGGGCGGACGGCAATTTGTTGAGAGGCGAAGCCGGCGACTTCAAGACGGGTGTGGGCGCCTTTCGGGCCTATGATGGCGCGCCCGACCAGCCGGCCGATCCGCTGATCGTCGCGGACTGCGGCGAGACCGTGACGCCCGCGTCCCGGGATTTCGCCTATGCCGTGTTCGAAGGCTTGCAGCTTGCCGATTTCGGCAACCGCATCCCCTCGCTCACCTTTGAAATCATCGCCGACGAGGAGCCGGTCTCGCTCAGCCAGATTACGTCGTCGCTCGGTGATGGCCTGGCATTGGCCTTTGCAGGCACGTCGCCGGAACCCCTGGTGGATGGCTATGCCGCGGCAGGGGAGAGCGCCGGCGACGCGCTTTCCCCGTTGCTCGATGGCCATGCCTTGCTCCTGCGCGGAGATTCGACCGGCTTGTGCCTGACCGCCGGTATCGCCAGTACGGACCAGCTTGCGCACGGCGAGGATCTGCGTTCGAGTAACGGTCGGGCATTGGCGGTCAGGGAGGAAGAACGCCAGCCTCTCGATCGCGTGCCACGCAGGCTGTCGGTCCGCTACTACGACCCCGAGCGTGATTATCAGACCGGCATCCAATCGACCGAGCGCCAGGGCGCTGGCCGCGAGGAAGTGCTGATCGATCTGCCAGCGGTGCTTGGTGCCACTGCGGCGCGGCAATGTGCGATACAATTGCTGCGACGCCGGTTTCTGGGACGCCGCACGGTGATGATGGAACGCGGCTGGCGGGCACTTGCCCATCTGCCTGGTGATGTCGTGTCGATCGAAGGGCAGGGCGGCAACTGGCGGATCGAGACCCTCGAATGGGAGAGCGCCGCGGTCCGGCTGACGCTCATGGCCGTGCCATCCGGAACGCATGACAGCATCGTCACGGCCGATCCTGGCCAGAATGTCCGTCAGCACGACCGTGTCGTTGGGCCAACCCATCTGGTGCTGATCGAAACCCCGCAACTGACCGACAATCTGGTGGAGACGCCGCAGATATTCGCGGCCGCTTGTGGCGGGAGCCGGGCGTGGCGCTCGACCGTTCTGTTTTTGAAGGATGAAGCGGACGACAGCTACGAACAAATTGGTGCGATCAGGCACGCCGCCATATTGGGGGTGACGGCCTCCATTCTCCCGGTCGGCTCCGCCGCGTTGATCGATACCGCCTCATCGGTCGATGTGGTCCTTCATGACAGCGACGCCGCACTGTCACCGGTCAGCGATGCGGCCCTGATCAACGGCGCCAACGCCTGCATGGTTGGCGAGGAACTCCTGCAATTCGGCGGCGCCGAGGAAATCGGACCGCGTACCTATCGCCTGAACCGCCTGTTGCGGGGCCGGCGTGGCACGGAACGGCAGATCCAGGCGCATCTGGCTGGCGAGCCGTTCATCCTTCTCCAGCAAGAGGTGCTGTTCCCTGTCAGCGGCAGCCCCACGCTGGTCGGACGCACCCTGGAGATGGCCGCGCAGGGGATTGGCGACACCAGTCTGACCGGCGTGCAGCGCACGATTGCGGGGCGGGCATTGACGCCGCCGTCGCCGGTCCATCTGCGCGTGGAGGGCAGTCCTGTCTCCGGCTTCAATATCGGCTGGATCCGCAGAAGCCGGTTGGGTTGGGCCTGGAGCGACGGGAATGACGCGCCTCTGGCCGAGGAACAGGAGTCCTACGTTCTGGAGGCCGTGTCCGACGGCAATGTGCTCAGATCGGTGACTGTCAGCGAGCCGTTCTGGTTCTACCCGCCGGATGCCTTCGCTGACGATCAGGCCCTTGCAGGCTCTCCGACACTCGGCTTGCAGGTGCGGCAGCGCGGCACCTTCGGCCCCGGTGATCCAGTGATCGCATCGCTGCCCCTTTGAACGAACCGCATGTAGCAAGGAGCCATGATCGATGAGCGACGAAACAAGCGCGCGCCTGTCCCTGCCGTTTCTGTCCGCCGGGCAGGCGCAAAAGGAAGTCACGCATAACGAGGCCCTGCAGGCGCTCGATGGGCTCGTCCAGCCGGTCGCGCTGTCGGCCGACGTCGCAACGCCGCCAGCGTTGCCGTCCCCTGGCGCGTGCTGGATTGTCGCGGCCTCCCCGGATGGCGCATGGACCGGGCATGCTGGCGACATCGCGCAATGGACAGCGGGTGGCTGGCGCTTCGCCGCGCCGGGGGCAGGATGGCGGTGCCATGTGGTCGACCGCGACCGGCTTATGCTTCACGACGGCAGTGCGTGGCGTGACGATGCGATCCGTCCGGACGGCTTCTATGTTGCGAACATCCGGGTCGTTGGAGCGCAACAGGGCGCCATTCTCGCACCCAGCGGAGGCGCCGTGATCGACAGCCAGGCAAGAGCGGCGGTCGTAGCGATTTTGACGGCGCTGCAGACACATGGCCTTCTTGCGTCTTAA